GGTGTATCAACTCCTGCAACTCTAACTCTTTCTTTCTTGTATAAATCAAACCCGAGGTCAATAGTGACATCGATAGTATCGCCATCAAGAACACGATTGATCTCCGTCACTCGGAAGTTGTAACAACTCTTTCTGCTCGGTGGTGTCAGTGCTCCCATGGGATTCCCTTTCATCTATTCCTAGTATATAGTAGATATAATAAGAAACTCCCGCCAAAAGGATGATTATAGAAATAATCACACTCCAGACGGGGTCATTTGGATTTTGTAATGGATGTAATATTAGATTCATATAGGTTCAATAAATTACTTCACATCATTCGACGTGAATTGTACCAGTCATACCTGCACCTTTGTGTGGTCCACACCAAAATTCATAGTCACCAGCATCGGCAAACTTGATATCTTGTGACTCACCAGGGGCAAAAAGCAGCGACTCTCTTGAAAGATCTGGACGTGCTTCAACAATAATATTATGTGGAGGGAGTGCCTCGTTTACAAAGTGTAGTGTGTCACCTGTAGAGATTGTGATCTCATTAGGCTCAAATGCTAGGTTACCTCCCGCACCCATAACAACATCAACAGCAAAGACTGGTGATGCCATAAACATAACACCCAGTAAACAAATCAAACTAACAAATTTTCTCATCTTTTTTCTACAAGGTAGGTTTTACAGGTGGTTCATCATCATTAGTGATGAACTTAATTGGTGCTTGTTCGACACGAATAGTTTGAGCAGGTGCAGTCTGTGCTGCAGCAGCAATCAATCTTTCCATATCTGCTTTACTGATACCACCATTTCCTTTGGAAGAACCATCACCACCTTTCTTTGCTGCCTGAACACCAAAAGTCGCAAGCACTCCGGTGAAGACACTTGCGATAAAAGTAGGATCTAGTTTTTGCTCGGGAATACCAAGTACGGGTGGTAACTGGATGTACGCCAACGTGAGTATTCCGCCGCTCCAAACAAGGATGCCAAGCCTAACAAAAGTAGACAGAATATCAAGCTGTTCTTCTTTGTCACTTGCGGCCTCCTTCATCTTTCCAAGAATACCTTTCTTTTTAGGATCTTCCTTCTTGACTTCCTCTGACATTCCGTGTAGAGCAACGCATTTCTATTTAGAAATATATCCCTCTTTGACTAGATACTTTCTTGTCAGTGGAGTTGGTTCATATTCCATCCACATCTGACCAGCAGCACAAGCATTCAGGGCATCAGCAGTCATTCCTTCAGTCTTGCCTGCCCAAGTTGCTTCCTTCTCCCATGGCCATGCTGACTCAGGATACGCGCTCTCTACCATCTCACGCCATAACATAGGGACAGTATCTTCTGGCATAATGAGAGCAATCAAACTATTGTTGATAGTGCCTGCCATACAATCTTGTGCGGCGTGCCATCCTTCATGTCTCATCACACTCATCAATACACCAGGGCGATGCATAAATGTTTTGTTAAGGAAGAAATTATTCCCTACAGTATGATAAACTCCACGATGTCCTACTGGAAAATACTTCTCATCTGCTAAAAACACTTTAACTCCGACCCTGTTAAGGGAAGTAAGCATGATGTTGAATTCAGTAGCAACAGGAGTAAAGTCAGAAGTATTAGGATACTGACGAGAAATATCCAAAAGGTTAGTGACTTCTTCGACTCCATCGGTGCATTCCCGTAGTAACATACATCCCATAGAATCATTAGTATAGAAACCTTTGGTAGGTTCTGCAAGCACAGGAACGCTCAAAAACGTTGCTGCGATTACTGCTAATAGTTTTTTCATTAGAAAGGAAGACCAACAGGAGGAACAGCACCACCAGTTGCACCAGGCATTTCCGGCATATCTGGCATCAACCCTTCAACAATACCAGGAATTGCTTCGGCAATTTCTTCTACTGCTTTCTCTCTCGCTTGTTCAATCATGACATCTGCATTCTTATAAAGATACCAAGCACCAGCAACGCTAGCACCAGATACTAAAAAAGAAAACGCTGCCATCAAATTAAAAACTTTTTGCATAATATGCCTCATAGTATTTTGTAATTCCATTGCAATTTACATTGCCTTGAGATACCCAGTCATGGGCACACTCATAAATGGATTTGTTAGTATATTTAGATCTTCTAGAATAATCTAAATTTTTACCATATTTGTCAATTAGAATGAATAATGCTTGTTGTCGCACCTTCATGCTATCGTCATCTTTGATTTTATTCGTCATGATAGTATCATTTGTTTTGTAAAATCATAGGCGTAAGTATCGCGCGAACCACGGATACCCCATCCCAACCAATAATAGGATGGAATCATATATTTTGCAACCGTTTGTCCACTACCTTCAAAGTCAGGGAGAGTCCTCACAAAGATGTCTTCATTAATCATATAACGAGTCTGACATTCAAGGGTGCTAGGGTCGCACCCATACTTACTTGCGAAGTTACCTAACCCCAAATAACGGTTCTTAGAGGTCCACTGAATGATCCCGTAACCACCCCGATGGCAATCAGTGTAAGGAACTCTAGCACCTCCCTCACATATATTGGCAGTGAACTTACTTTCCTGTTTAATGTTACCCAGGATCGTTGCCAGGGCATTTCTATCTTTGATTTTTGTGCCACGTTGTAATTCTTTTAAAACGTATTGTTCTTCTGGCGTACACTCAGGACAAATCCATGTCTTTGGAGATTCGACTACTACCTCTTCTACAGGAGATGGTGTTTGCACTATTTTATTATTACTACTTAACCAATTAATTCCAGATACTAATGGAATAGCAATAGCAACTAATCCAATACTGATAGGGTTGATCATGTTCTTCATAGGGAGACTAGTATATTATCATAGAAAAAGGAGACCGTCAAGTCTCCCTTATATATCAAATTGGATTGTATACTGGAGTCATCATTCCTCCGTCTGGTGGTCCATCATCATCTTCATTAGTTTCTATGAAGAGAAGCATAAAGAATAGGGGTGCCAATAAAAAAATAGTTGTCTGTGCCCATTCTATATTCATGAGTTTCTAGCTGCTGCTCCAATTGGAACTAGCAACAGCAGTGCTGCTACTACAAATCCCATTACCAAAGTCCTGGGATGATTTGTCCTGTGGTTGCATAACTACCCATTGCGGCAATGACTCCGATCATTGCTGCCCAACCATTAATCCGTTCTGCGTTTTCGTTCATTGTTTTAGTTCCTGTGTGTTGTTGTAAATAATGACTCTACCATTTTCATGAGTGAACATTAGTTCATCATCATGTGCCCAGCAGAGTTCTTCGTATAGGGCATTTAATCTCTCCATGTCTTCATAGAGTTGATTTGAATTAGGCATTATCAAAGTGTTTTACAATGACTTCAATTCGTTCTTCTTCATGAGCGATGATATCTAGTTGATCCTGAATGGCAGCAAGCACATCAGGATGCTCACCGATACCTACAGGGTTTTCTAGATAAACTTCTATGTTAGCCTTTGCTTTGGCAATGTTACCATTAGCATCAGCACGAAGTGCATCTAAGATTTTAAAACGGAGAGTGACAGACATTAGTAAAGTTCCTCTTCTTTTTCAGTTTCAATTACACAATCACTTGTCGGATAAGCAACACATGTAAGAACAAATCCCGATGCCATCTGGTCATCATCTAAGAAAGATTGATCGGTTTGGTCTACAGTGCCACTGACAATCTTACCAGCACAGGATGAACACGCACCCGCACGGCAAGAATAGTTCATATCAACTCCACCTTCCTCAGCAGCGTCCAGAATATACTGATCGTCTTCACAAGAGATAATGGTATCTCCATCAGGAGTTCGGAGAGTAATCGTGTATGCCATTAGTTCGGTATAAAGTTAGGTTAATTATATAGAAAGTTTGATACTCTGTCAAGTATCATCCACTAACTTCAAGATAAAATTTGGTTTGATCACTCTTAGAGTTTTCGTATGATGAAATATCACCATATTCTTTGTGGTCACCGTAACCAACCATTCTGCCTTTAGTGTTCTGCAGAGCAGGCATAAAGACAATAAAAAAGAATACTCCTGGGGCACCAACTAAAAGGGCACCACCAATCACATAATAAGTCAGAATTTCAAGTAGAGAGGGTTCCATCAGTAGGTTTCAGATAGGTTTTCAATAGAATAGCAAAGCAATACTAAGAATGCAATGCTTGTTAGGGTAAAAGCAAATTCAGTCATTAGAATCCGAAGACACCAAAGAAAAATACACTACCGGAAGTAGCATAAGAGATGACAGCAGCAACAAATCCAAGCATAGCAGTGCGTCCATTTAATTTCTCTGCTTTTTCAGCGTAGGATTCATAACCATAACGCTCTGCGTCGGTCTGTGAGACATACATTTGTGGTTCTTTAGCGAACAGATTCTGTTGTCCACGGTCATTGGTTGTTACAGTCACGATACACTCCGTAATGTTTCTTTACATATTATATAGGAAATATAAAGTTTTGTCAAGATTCCCTAGCATATCAATAATCACTTATATACTCTTTACACATCTTCTTATTCTTAGTACAAAACTTTTTTACATATGATTCGACATCCGATTCCAAAGTCCTATGTGCTTCATTATGCACATGGCCTACAAATAACAATAGTCCACCTATCATGAGGACTATATGCAGCACTGGACTGCTTAGAGAAAAAACAATTCTTTGTTTATACGACATAAAAAAAGGGGACCATTACAGTCCCCTCCGATATTATATTGTAGGGTCAGTAACTCAGAAAGAGTACTTAACGCCCAACTTACCACCAACGTTCAGTTCGTCGTCGCCAGCGATTTCGGTCGTTAGGAAGGAAACCTCACCATATACGCCAAGGGCGTCTGAGATGGCAACGCCAACACCTGCCTTACCAGAGAACTCAGTCTCGGTATCAGCACCGTCAACGGCGACTACCGCAGGACCACCCTGAACATAGTAGGAAGCAGACTCACCAATAGCGCCTTCATATCCCACATGGATATCTGTCGTTGCGCCGGTATAGTCGTCTGCCGCCCAACCTGCATTGGTCTCTACGTTGACGTAGGGACC